CCATAGAACGTGCGAGTGCCTTGGTATAGCGAGCAGCGATTGAGCCGTACTGGCCATCCTCTTCAGCTTCCTCAGTAATTGAGAATGCCAAAGCAACCGTTTCGTGCTGATAACGTGCAGTCCACTGCTGGCCAGCGTCATCATAAGATACCGCTGAACCTTCGTTTTTAATTGGCGCAGAGCCAAAACCTGCGAGAAGCACGTCCTCCTCGAATGCCTTCTGAGAGGTATTCGATTCAAACACTGCTTCATATTCCGCAGGGTAACTGTCGTATTCGAGGCCAAAGAGGGTGTTTAGACCCGGCTCAAGCATTTTAGCAAAACTTGCTCTATTCATAGCCATGATTTAAATCCTTCCTTAGATCCCGGCGCTATCTTTAAGAAGATGCTCATTTACGAGAACTTCCATAATAGCATTCGCACCAAAAGCGTTATCTGGTGCATGGTAAAGCGCAAGGATCTTGCAGGAAGCAGTTCCCGCAGCCATTGTGCCGCTCAATTCAAAGCCAGACTGACCTGTGAGGGTCGAACCAGCGCCTGCAACAACATCGCAACAGTTGCCAATGTTTGTTTGTGCAGTAGTTCCAGCACTCTGAGCGCGGTACACGGTGTACGGATCATCATATATATAAGCAATGATGTCAGTAGCCACTGTGCCTGACGGCCAGTATTCACTGTAGATGTATGATCCGTCCGCAGCGGTGTAAGAACACCCGTCGAACACACCAATGTTATTTACTTCAGTAGCAGTATGCGGTGTCACAACACCACCAGAGGTAATAATGCAGAGATCACCTTTGAAGATGTTTTCTGCAAGCGCACTGGTGATGGTATACTGATTTGTGCGTGGCGCATTACCGCTCATGTGACGAATTGGGACAAACCCAAAGGCAGCATCAACATTTGCCATTTTTTCGCTCCTATAGCGTTAAGGTTAATCGCTCATGGCAGATAAAGATCTGCCGCGACTTGTTTCGGACCTACGATCCTGATGGATCGGTTGTCCATGGCGCCGTCCTAACGCATCAAGGTCACCCGCAACGGATTCGTTTTGCTCACCATTCTTGTTAGAATAGTATTCTTTCATTGCGACATGCCGTTTTTCTGGCATTTCACAGAGCAACATTCCTTCGATGCCTGTACAACCTTGCCACTGCCCGTGATTAATAGTCGGAAACAACTTGCTCTTCACAGTTTCAGCTTTGCGCGGTTCCCACCCTTCACGCATACGTTTGTATACGTTATCTGGCGTATCTTTCCCTTGAATCGAGGTCGCTACCCACCGTTGGACATAACCGGGACGTGCTTCAGGTGCATCCAAAAGTGCTGGGGGTTTCCATGCAGTCATAGGACGTGAGTCCTCATCGCGCACAGAATTACGAGCTTCGTCCGCACGAACATTTCTTTTCTCAGTCATGATTATTGTTCCCTCTGTTGACGACGAATTTCGGCTTCATACTTTTTAAGGCCATTTGCGTCATTAATTCCAAGTTCCCGTGCCATTCTGAGATGATCTTGCGACATCTTCACTCTATTGCCCTTGTAGCTAGAACCGCCTGTAGTGGGGGCGACTGGTGGTCTACTTTTTGCTCTAGGTTTACTCGGACTTGATCCAGAAGATAACTCAGGAAATACTTTTTGTAAACGGTTGTTTAAATGGTCGTAATATTCGTCCGAATTTTTGTCGAAACCTTCGAGGTCAAGTTGGACATCAATAGCACGGGCCGCAGCCGTTTCTCGCTCAAAACCAGAGGCATTGAACCAGTTGTTTTGCTGCCACCAAGACATAGCTTTAGGGGGAGCTGGGTTTTTTGCAGCTTGCTGTGCGCGGGGTGGCGATGCGGCAGCACGCTGCTGTCGTTGCTGCTTCTGCATTTCTGCAATACGCATAGCCGCTCTCATGTCGGCCATTTGCTCTTGGAAGTTAACCTGCGCGTCCGTGTCGCCCTCCTCCACAGCCTTGTGTAAAGCCTGCTTGGTTTGAGCATAACGCTGATTAAAGTTCTGTTCAGCAGATTGCTGTGAGCCTTGCTCTAAGCGTTCCAAACGTTTCTGGAGCTGTGCGTTCTGCTCCTGTGTCTGTCGAGCTTGGATCTCAGCCTCACGGCGCTGGCTTACGAGCTTCTGGATGCGCTTCTGGACCTTGGGGCCATATTCTGGCACCTCTTGCTCTTTAGCAACGTCCACAGCCTCTTCACGGGCCTCCTTTACGGGATCGTCAATAACTTCAATCTCGAAGTCCTCCACGTCACCCTTGGCCTTTTTGATTTCGACCTCAATTTCATTCATGATGTCATTCTCTGCCATTTGAATCATCCTACATAAGCTGCGACATCAACTCCGTCTGGCAAGATCGATGTGATTTCATCATCGTTCAGCAGGAGGAATTTGACGCCTTTTATAACAATTTTTTGACCAGCGTATTTCCCATAGGTAACGCGATCACCGATCTTGGGACTAACGTCAGAACGCCAGCGTTTACCAGTGTCCCGGTCCCGATATGCCAAGTCGCCCAATGCACAAACTTCGCCGTGAGCAGTTAGGTATTCTTCATTGTCTTTGGATGATTCTGGCAGAAAGATGCCGCCTGTTGTTTTGGTCTTAACCTGATTTGGTTGGACTAAAACTTTCCAATTCAGTGGAATTGGTAGTAGATCAAATCCGATTGTTTGTTCAGTTTGATCGTCAGTAAAAGTTCTATCATGTTGATGAGACACGTCATACATCCTCTTCGTTTATATTTTTGATCGTCTCGCGGATAATCTCAGATGCTTGCATTAAGCCCTCTGCGATCCCTACGTTTTTTTGGTATGAGCTAAAGTCGGACATCCGACCATCGACCATACTCTCAGCTATCTCCAGCCTTTGCTTGTCCAGATTTTTTCTGATCTGCTGAAGCAGGTCGCTTACCGTCATCTTTAACGCCTCCACGCATGGATACGCCAGTGACGTGAATAGTCACATCCTTTTTTTCCTCTGACATTTAGTATCCTTTCTTAATGCTCTTCTTCTTTACAGGTTTTTTCTTCTTTTTAGCAACTTTCTTTTTCATTTTTTTTTTCCTCCTGACATTGATACGTTCTTTCCCTCAGACATTAAAGATCCGAAACTTGAGCGGTTCATTAGACTTGTCCTCCAGATAACTCACGGGCTAGGATCTTGAGCGTATCGGCAAAGCCCTTGTCCAGCTCCTTAGCTGCCATAGCGAACTTGCGTGGCGATACGTCATCGCTATCCAAGCCACGCCGCTCTAGGAAGCTCTTTGCTGCCCTGATTTCTGCCTGCGCTACGCGCTTAACTGCCGCTCTAGCCATTTTGAGCCGCCTCCTGCGTTGCTTTCTCTTTGTTATGTTCTCTTGATAGCCAACTAACAAACAAGCATTGCTCGAATGGCGTAAAATACATTTGGGCTATCTGATACCGTTCAGGCACTCTAAACATCGTATCCATCATGGCTTATACTCCCATTTCCAACCGCCAGCTTTTCTCCAGTCTTTTGCCTTCTTAACATCTTCTGGAAAAAACTCCCATAGGTTTTCTCTGACAATGGGAAAACCGTCCTCTGCAAAGTCTTGCAGTGTAGGTCTGTCACCACCTTTTTGCGTCACATTTGCTCCCGCTCTGGCAAGAGCTTCTCCCATGCTTGTGCGGTAGCCCTCGTTATAATCCCAGTCACCTGTCAAACTCTCAGACGGGTTTCTTGTTCTTGTGGCATTTAAAAAAACATCATCGCTAATGCGTCCCTGAGATTTCAAATACTTTAACCATTCTAGCGCAATGGAAGAATTAGTTCCTATTGGCATACCAAATTTTTCTTGCACAACGTGACCAACTTCGTGATCAATAAGTTCTTGATCAGTCCACTTGCCTGCATTATTTTTATTAGGGCCAATGTATAAAGCAGAATACTCTTTTGGATTGTCTCTGATAGTTACGCCAGCGGCAAGATTATTTTCTTTAACTCTTCCAATTTTTACGCCACGGCCTGCATTTCCAAGTATTTGTCCAACTTCATTATTGCTTAGATAGTCTTGTAGTAACATGGCGTTAGGGTCTTGTAGGATTTCTTCTACATTTTTATATTCTGGTAAATCAACATTAGTGTACGCAGTGCCAGTATCATATGTTAGCTCGCCTTTTATTGGATCTCTAAAAGATCTAAAATCTTTCCAAATATCAAAACCTTCATCCTCTGCTTTGATAACTTCATCTAATTTTGGTTTGTATTCAGGAAGTTTGTTGGCAAGGTTTTTCAAAAATATTAGCGGCCCAGCAACTTGGTAGCTGCCCTCTGGAAGATCGTCGGCAGTCAAGGAACCATATTTTTTATCTTCATATAAAGCCATTATTGGTTTTCACTTTTCCAATCGGCAATGATCTTTTGCAGCCTACGCAGCTCTGCGCCGTCTGGCATCCCAACGGGGTCATATGTCCAGTCTGGCATTAAACCCGCTTTTTGGTCAGCGTAAATTGTTTTTTCTCCACTAGCGCCTCTATTTCTTTTCCCATAAGGGCCAGAATTAACCCAGCTATTTTGACCTCTGGTTTCAGAGGTCATTGCGGGGATTGCGTCTGGTGAATACATACGGCTGTGCCTCAACCAAGCCCGTTCCTCGCCCTTTGATCTAAATTGAGGGTTTCCCGGCCCATAATGGCCAAAGACATCGTGAACAACACGAAAAGCGTCATTGGCCAAAGCATCAGACTTGTCGCCCACCCTACCAACAGGTCGTAGTAGTGGGTTTCCTGACGCATCAAACAACGCGCCTGTGCCGTAGCCTTCTTCAGTCGGGAACACATAAAGCTGCTTATTTCGCAGCATATCTTCGTAACCTTCGGCTGGAGAATCTTGGTATGGGTATGGTCGATCAGGCGTGGCAAATTTAAAATCAATTCCGCTTCGCTTCAAACTTTTAAGCTGCGCCAATGTCTCTTCAACCATTGCTTCGTATGACGCACGAACCGCAGGATTAGTGGGATCGTTTTTCATTTCTTGGTAAGCGGCTGCAATAAGTTGCGCTCTTCTTTCGTCAAATTCTGGATACCCAGATACGTCAAATTCGCTTTCAGTGGGCAAGCCCCTGCTTTTTAAATAATCTTTTTCTGCTCTTGCAATATTGGCTATCTCACGGCTTTCAATTCTCCTGCCACCTGGCAGAACGGCGGTTAAAGGTTTTCCTGTAGGCCCAAGGTTTTCTGCATCTCTTGCTCCACCGCGCACGACATTCACGCCTTTCCCAGCTTCATAAGGTGCGGTCTGTAAGCCTGTCTTGCCGTATTTTGCTATGGGGATTAATGCGCCGAATTGGGCGTAAATGGGGTCTAGAGCTTCTGGCATCGCCAGTAAATCACGGGACAGCCTGTCTTCTTGGTTTTCGCTTTGAAACGGAACTTGTTCCGCAATAGCGCCAGCGCCATATCCAAGCAATCCTAATGCACTTAGTATTGCTGATGATGATAAATCGGCAGCACCTCCAATTAAATATGCTGCCTGCGCCCCTCCAACATATTTATCCCAAGAGCCAAGGGCTTTTTCTGCTGTGCCTTCTCCAGTCAGCGCGGCCTTTGCAATTGCTCCAACATTTCTGAACATTTTATTGCCAAACCGAAAGCCATAATTCGACAACATTTCTTCTCTGTTTTCTTGTGAAGCAACGGCTGCACCAATATCAGCCCGTGGAATACCACTGTCTATTGCATCTTGTCTTAACCTATTTTCTTCATATTGCGCCATTTCTTGAAGCGTTGGGACAGTGCCATCATCATACGCAAAATTGCTTTGTGGAAATGGATCACCTTTGCTGGGATTTCTGTCTTCCAACATTGCATTTTCAAATGCCAAAAACTCTTCGCGCAGAGATTTTTGCTCGTCAGCCGCAGCCTGCGAAGGAATGTTTAGCTGTCCATCTGGCCGATACGCCACATTTGAAAAGTTTTCTTCTTGCCGTCCATCTACTGTCAAAAGTGCCATATTATCACCAAGCCTTACATGACCAGTATCTGGCCTTTGTTTTGGGACCGGGGTTATCACAGTTGTGACGCGCCCTAAAGTTAGATCTGCGGCCCTTTTGGTTTTTCTTTATTTTCATGTTGGGGTCGCCAAAGGTCACGCGCTTTACCCTGTCGCCGTCTGTAACGTACACCACAGACTTTTTCTTGCCGTAGCTGGTTTCGCCCTTTGCAATCCTGCGCGGCTTGTTCAGTGTGACGCTCTTGCCTTTGTATTTTGCCATTCAATAAACCCTCGCCTTGTCAGGATCGACCAGTCTTGGAACACAGTATGCAACGCCAAAATCTTTTGTATTGCTGTGGTATCCCCATCGCCCAACGATTGCTTTCGCAAAATATGTACACGTTTCTAGCTTGCGAAACAACATATCATCGCTGACCAGCTTACAATCATCAGCAATACCGATATATAGAACCAATGCGAAGACGTGTACCACTCACTTGTGAACTTTCTGCACATCAAATGAAGCCTTCTTAACTGCGCCCTTGTGAGGCTTATAGTCGCCCTTCATTAGCTTGTAGCCTTTGCCCGACTTCATCCAGTGATAGCCCTTGGGCGCTTCAACCGCTTTTTTTGCCATTTTTCTTGCCCTTCCAGTTTACGCGCTTTGCAGATGTCTTGCGCTTTGCTGCCGACTTGGCCGACTTGCTTTTGCATTGCGCCATTGTGGGACGGCAGGCGGGATATGATCCACCAGACTTGCGGCTCTTGCGGCCACAGGGGCCACCAGTTTTGCAATTGACCCAGCCCTTGCCTTTATTGCGGCCAAACCATTTTCGCAGACCATCGCTGCTACTACTTTTTTTTGCTTTTGCCACTTTTATTGCCCCAGTTTTTTGCGCCGACCTTGCGGCATTTCACCAAAGCGCCAGAGCCATAAGCTGACGGCCATGTGCCACCGTTGCGCGTGTATCGCGCCTTGACCTTACTGTAGCAGGCGTCTCGCTTCGCTTTCTTTTTTTTCTTTGCCGCCATTAGGTGCCGTCCTCCTCTGGTGGAAGTTCATCTTCAGATGGCAATGCGCCTAAAGCAGCGCCACCTATTGCCAACGGCACACTAAACATAGTGCTATTACCAGCAGCAATTGATCGGTCTGTTCTTGGGGAAATCACGCCAGTGTTAAATTTTCCAGAATATTCTTCGATGAAATCACGCGCCTGATCTGGTGTAAGATCTCCACGATCAACAGCAGACCAAACAGAATTTACCTTTGTTTTTAAATCAACGCTTTTATTGTTGAAAAGACCCCTTATGCCTTCCCAAACAATAGACTGCGTTTCTCTTGGTAAAAGTCCACGTTGATCAGCAACAAATCTATAATCATCTGCCGTTAATCCATATAATCCTTTTGCACCCGTTCCTTTTGATGATCCCCCAGCCATGCCCAAACCTTGTGACGTTAGCTGATCGTTGCCAGCCAATGGCCGCATCATACCAGCAGCAATGGCGTGTGTGTCGATTGTAACATCGCCCATGTCAGAAAATGGAACTTCAATATTATTAAAGAAGTTTCTTACTTTATGGTTATTACCCATTGCATCAGATATGATGTTAAAATCACCACCGCTTTCAATGGCTTGAATGGCCTTTCCAATGTCGCCAAAGCTGCCCCAGCCAATGCTTGCGGCAGTGTTTTTACCTTTTGTCCCAATTATGTCGCCAATGTCGCCTTCTGGCGTAAGAGCGCGATATGTACTGGGGTTGTGGGCTTGATCATATGCTCTAACCCACATTGCCTTTTGCTCTATAGTCTCAAGGTCTTTATACGATTTACCTTTAATGCTTTCCCAAATTCTTTTATTGGGGCTATTTTTTTCTGTTGCCACAAATGTTGGATATCGCTTCGCAACATTGGTCATTTCTTCTGACCAAGGAAATGCACGGTTATTAATGACGGCATCTACAACGCGCTCACCAAGAGATGCGTTTTTAAACCAATCCATTTGGGGTGATAGAGCCGCCAATACGCCAGACATTGATTGCCTTGGTAAACCGTATTTAATTGCAAGCTCTTCAGAAAATCTATTGGCACCAACGTACCAATATTTAGCACGATCTTGAAAGCCAGCAGGCAATTTATCCATGATCCAGTTTAAATTTTCGCGCTGCATTGCGCTGACAAAATCTGCTGCATCTGCTTCTGGTAAACCTCTTATGCCTTTAAAGCCGGGAAAATATGTCTCCAAATCTTCATATGTATTTTTCTTTGGGTCTGCTTCCGCTTTCCGACCAGACGCCAAAAATTCCATATTTTTGCCTAATATATTATCTTTTGCATTTCCAAGACCTTCCATAGCTGATCTGCCGATTGTTAAACCACCACTATAGACTTCTGGCTTTGGTCGTTCACCACCAGTTTTCGGCGTTCCTTCTCTTGGAACACGGGTCGAAATGCGGCCAGTTGGCCCGAATGAAGGATTAGCGCCCGGCACTTTGCCACTGACTAAGGGGCCAAGAGCGCCAATGGGATTTCCTGTTGCTGTCGATGCTCTCAATAAAGCATTTAAATTAAACGGCCCTGCCATCTACTTGCCCTTTTTCTTTTTGCCATATCCAGCGGCATAGGCAGCGCGACCCTGCTTTTCAGCTTCGGCTTTGGTTTTATAAACCTTGCCCTTGCTGCCCCAGCGATAGCCGCCCTTGACCTTCATGACAGGCATTTAATAGGCACCAAGCAGCTTGTTCATCATCTCATGAACATTGTCGCCGTCGAGCTTCATGACTTTGACTTTGACATCCTTGCCGTGGGGCATTTCCATCATTTCGTCTTCGTGGCCATCATTATAATCCATGTCCTCTTCCTCAACCCCCTCATAATAAGGACCGTCACCTTCTATGCCGTGTAGGCGAAGACACAAAAGCAAGAAGTTTACCAATTGCTCATCAGTAAGATCTAAACCTGCCGCAGTGTGTGGGAAGCCCATTCTTTTTTCAAAAAGAGTGGCGTTTTCTTCCATGTTTTCTACGTTAATTTCAGCCATTATGGCCTCCTATCGGGTTGGACGCATCACTGGGCGTAGGGATTTCATTGGTGCGGTTGGGGGCGGCACTGGACGCATCACTGGGCGTGTTGGGTTAACAATACCTGCTGCGACTGCATCATCCATGTTCATGACGTTGGACGGGGCGCGAGTGATCGCACCAGATTCTTGCATAGCCGTCATTTGACTTGGCGTCATTTGCTCCATGCCGCCATCAACTTGGTATGACAGACGCTCTTCGTCTGTCATTGCAGTGCCAGTGTCCCTCATAAGATCTGGGTTTGTACCGCCCTGTGGGAACGAACCCATTTGCTCAGTAGGAAACCTTTCCGTTGCGCCAACAACTGCTTCAAACATCTCGCGCTCACGATCACTCAGTGCGCCACCAGCTTGAATGCGCTGGCCAATGGCTATCAATTGCTCGGAGGATTCCTGATCCATATCACCGGGAGTAATGTTTTGCAGGAACTTCATAACCAATTGGTAGTCGGGGTTTTGTGTGATGTCAGGCATTGCGGCCTCCTATGGGTTTTTTTGTTTTTTATAGTTAATTTTCGACAGGATTGCTACGTTATATTTTCCGCAGTGGTTAGATTGGTGGTTGTAACTCATTCTTCATACCGCTCTGTCCCAATTTTAATTTGTTCTATGTCACCAAGCGCGGCGGTATTGATAAAGTCTTTCGGATTTAAATACCTGCCGTCTGGAGTTACATAAGACACAGTTCCATCAGCATTTTCAACGCGCCTCACCATTTCATCTATAACTCTTCCGCTCATATATCTACGCATGTATTGTGGCGCTCCAATTCCAGAGCCGCCTCTTCTACGCCGCTGGAAGTCGCCGTAAATATCCCTTTCCGCATAGCTATCTTCATTTATGATGCTGTCTGCAACTGGGTCTAGTGGCATATTATTTGGATCAACAACTGGATCAACAACTGTATCAACAACTGGCTGCTCTACTGTCGTTGTCGTTGCAGCTTGAACAATCGGATCAGCAATGGCCCCTACATCCACAATGCCGTCAGTGGTTGTGTCTGTGCCGTTAGTGGTTGTGTCTGTGCCGTCAGTGGTTGTGTCTGTGCCGTCAGTGGTTGTGTCTGTTGTGCCGTCAGTGGTTGTGTC